GGAGATAAAAAGATAGCTATAGTAAGTGATGGAAATTGGATTCCGAAAAATAAATTTGATGATGTAAACACAGAAAAGAACAACTATAAAACACAAGTGGATAATCTTAATCAAGAATTAGGCAAATTAAAGAAACAATTAGAAGATAATCAAGGTGCAACTGCAACCATAGAAGATTTACAGAAACAAATTAAAGAAAAAGAAGAAGAAATGATTAAAGTTAGAAAACAAAATGCAATCAAATTAGAAGTGTTAAAGGCTAATCCTAGAGATGTAGCTGATATATTGCCACACCTAAAGGATGAAAGTATTACCATTAATGAAGATGGTACAGTAACAGGCTTAAAAGAGCAGTTAGAGGGCTTGAAAGAGAATAAGGGATACTTATTCAAGGAAACAGAGCCAACAGGTACAGGTGGAAGTTTAGGTAATGGTGGCAAGGGGACAGGTAAAACCATTACTAAAGAAGAGTTTGAAAAAATGAGTTACAGCGAAAAGGTTAAATTGTATAACCAAGATCAAGAGTTATACAGAGAACTTACTAAATAAAAAGGAGAGATAGATTATGACTATGACAAAAGCAATAGATCTAGTTAATCCAGAGGTTATGGCAGATGCAATAGCTGCTGAATTAGAGAATAAGATAAGATTTGCACCATATGCACGAATTGACAATACTTTGGTAGGACAACCAGGGGACACAATAACAAGACCACGTTATGCTTACATTGGACCAGCGGAAGACCTGCAAGAAGGAGTTCCAATGGACACTTCCAAGTTAAGCATGACAACTACTACTGTAACTGTTAAAGAAGCAGGTAAGGCAGTAGAGATTACAGAAACAGCTATATTAACTAATGTGGATGGCACTTTGGCAGAAGCTAATAATCAAATAGGTTTATCTATAGCAGATAAATTAGAAATTGATTACCTAACATCTTTAGGAGAAACACAACTAACATTTGATGGAACAGCTACAACAGCAGATAACATTATAGATGCAATAACTCTATTCAATGATGAAGATGAAGAAGAATACATCTTATTCATAAATCCAGCAGATTATACAGCGTTGTACAAGGAAATGGTAGTAGGTAATACATTCCTATCTATGGCACAATTAGCAGAATTATTAGGATTAAAAGACATAGTTAGAACTAGAAGAGTAGCAGAAGGAACTTCTTATATTCAAAAGCAAGGAGCAGTAGAGATTGTATATAAGAAAAGACCAGAAATTAAAGCAGATGATGATATATTAGCAAGAACAGTGGTAATAGCTGGAAATACCTTCTACGCTACAAACCTTTACAATGAAGGTGGAGTAGTTAAGTTAGCACAAGCATAATATGGGGACCTGCATCCCCTATTTTGCATTTAAGGAGGTAGATTATGTTATTAAGAAGATATCATAATAAAACAAAGGAACCTGAAGAAAACAAGCTGTCAGAACAGCCCACAAAGGGAGATGTAAAGGATGTTGATACAATAGGCATAGACAAGCTAACAAAGGCTGATATAGGCGAAATACTAAGCCAGAGGGGCATTGAGTTCAATCCCAGGGATAAAAAAGAAGATTTGTATGATTTGATGATTGGAAGTGATTAAATGGATGAAATCAATCAATTAAATCAGCTGAAAGAAATGATTGATGAAGGAAATTATCCTTATTTTGAAGATGGATACCTACAGTCCAGAATAGATAAAATTGGTATAGAATATGGAGTGACTCTAGAATCTATTGCTAAGGAATTATGCCTTGTTAAATCAGGAATAGAAGGAATTAAACTAGGTGATATAGAAATACCAAGCCCAAGAAATCATTTTTTGATGTTAGCTAGTGGATATAGAAAAAATCATACTGGGGTGGTGGTTAGGGTTGATGGAAGATAAGTATTATAAGAAATATATAGAAAAACTTATTAATGATAATCCTACCACTATCACTATAATCAGAGAAGTTAAAACAGATGATGGTTACGGTGGTTCTATTATAACAAAAGAGGAAGTAACAGAGGTAGTTAATTTTTATGATGTGAAAGCTAGGAGAGAAGTAGTAACAGATTATGGAAAGACTTATACAGGAGTACAAGTAACAAAAATACTAGCTAAGGGCAATGCAGATATACAGAAGGATGATATCTTCACTGTAGACGATATAGAATACAAGGTTTTTCATGTCAATTCCTATAGGGGCATCTGTAAACAGATAGAACTGGAAGTGATTAAATGAAAATAAAGAATACCATAGATTTTGGAATAGCAGAAAGAAAGGTAAGAGCAGCATTGGGATCATATGCTGATACCGCAGCCAAGAAGATGGAAGGATATGCCAAGAGTAATAGGCCCTGGACAGACAGAACAAGCAATGCTAAAAACTCTATACAAGGAAAACATCATTGGAGAGGTAAAGATTTAGTTATAATCTTATCTGGCAATGTAGATTATTTTGTATTTTTAGAGTTGGCCCATGGAAAGAACTATGCTATTTTAAAACCTACTGTAGATAAGTTTGGCCCTGAGGTCTTCAGGGGATATCAAAAGTTGGTGAGATAGATGATAAAAGATATATATGATGAATTAAAAGATAAAGGCTTAAATCCTTACTTTAAAGGTCAACATAAGGGATTATGTAAAGAATCCTATGTAATTGTAGGGGATGGAAGCCAAATACCAAGTGTCAATAGCAACAAGCTAGGGCAAAAGATTATAGATATAATTGTTATGGTACCAAATAACAGTTATGTAGCTGTAGAGCCTTATGCAGATGATATAAGAAATGCACTAAAGGAATTGGAATATTTAAGGAAAACAGGAACAGAAACTCCTGTAATTGTAGATGATGACAAGAAGGCTTATACAATGAGTATCGAGTATCTATTACAAAAGAAATTGGAGGGATAATTTATGTCAGAAACAATAAAAGAATTTGCAATTGCTAATATTACAAGAGTAGACTTTATTACACAAGGAGATGAGCCAAAGACTTATAGTTTAGTAGATGTAGCTAGTGAAGCAGAGTCTATAGCTTATTTAAGCGAAGGCGAAGAGAAAGTGTTGAGAGTTAAAAATACAATTAAGGCTCAAAACAATACAGAGGATATTGTACTGGGTTATGATAATAAGTTTGTAAATGCAACGCTAGTACCAGAAATCCTAGCTCTGGTAGATGGTGGAGAACTTGTATATGGGGTGGATGGTGAGGAAGATGTAGTTAAGGAATATATAGCCCCTGAGTTAGGTAAAGCGGTAGAGAGACAGCCGTTTACAACTAAGGTATATACAGAGGAAAAGGATGGAGATGGATCTACAGTATCTTATGTTTGTTTTGAATACAAGAATTGCAAAGGAACTCCTGTGAACTATACATTACAAGATGGGGAGTTTTATGCACCAGAGCTAAACATCAAAAGTAGAAGTAAATTAGGAGAAAGACCTATGAAAGTTTCATTTTTAAAAGAGC